CCTTTATAGAGGTTGCCTTTCAGTTTGGACTCATTGGTGCACTCATCTACATGTCCCGTGGACTCATCAAGAAGATTCCCTTCCCTTTGGAAGGTGCAGCTGGGTACATCCACTCGCAACTGGGTGAGCTCCGTTCCTTGCCTCTCATCGTCTTCATCTTTATGTTCTTCCAACAGCGTACACAGGATAAGATGAGGTACCTGATTTCGACCCAGAGTGTGATTCCGACGAAGTTTCAAACCTAAAACATTCCCACAACTTGCTCGTACGCTTACTCAACCTTGAAAACTCGTCGATGGTATAATCATCCGACATGGACCTGTTACACTTGCTGCAAATTGGGCGTAAGTTGTCGATATTTAGGGTACCTCCTTTACTTTCTGGTATTACATGTCCAGTTTCAAAGTCAAATACAGTTATGATATTCTCGCACCATGTAACAATACATTTATGTTCAAATTTTTTACCTATGTATATTTTCCATACCTGTTCCCTCAGAGCTCTCGGTATTGTTGCTTTCTTCATTTAAAGATGTATAATTATCATCTTTATATTTCCATATAAATCACTTTTAAATAAATGGGGGTGAGATAATTTTTTAACTGGAGCTAAACAGTTAAAAAACGCTCCCAGCAGGGCTTGAACCTGCGACATTCAGATTAACATATCAGCCGACATAGCGGTGTCTGACGCTCTAGCCAACTGAGCTATGAGAGCAGAGGTGAAAGTAAGGTGGCTAGCCTTTTGGGATGCGCATATGATGCCTGTCATATTTGCAGCCCCCTTTCTGCCGTTTTTAACGAGGTGGCTCCCCCTCGCGTCTGACTTGTGTGATTCGAACACACGACCAGCGGAGCTACAATCCGATGCGCTACCACTGCGCCAAAGTCAGATTGTGTAAATCTTCTTGGCTTCTACCAATCTCGAGCGACACCCAGGGCAGGTGCGCTTATCCCTCGTACTCGCCCAACACGTTCCACAAATAACATGACCACAAGGATCGAAAAATAAGTCAATATTACGGTCCATACAAACAAAACAAATAAACTTCTCGTACCTTTCAGCATCTGTATTCAGCAGCACCTTCTTCATCTCTTCATATTGCCCTTTGAGTTCCCCACATTGTTGAGCCAGGGCATGGACTCCCTCTTCGGACTCGTAACTGTCTATAAGAGATAGAATCCTCGCCTTTAAGTCATCTGAAGGGATGCGATCTGATAACACTTTCGCAATTTCAGTACTTTGATTTATTCTATTCAGTTCATTTGTCTTGATACCCAGGTCCCTCTTCACCTTGGCAAATTCTCTTTTAAATTTAGAAAGCTCTTGCTCAAAATTCTTCCAAGACTCGTCAAGTTCACATTCCACTATCGGAATTTCAATTTGTTTTTCTTCTTGTGGTACTGGTGCAAGATTTCCCATAGCAAGTTCCAAAAAAGCCTGTGTAGGATCAAGATATGCAAAAGCTGCCATATCTCTGTTAAATAAAATATCCTTAATTAATAAATGTTGGGAGACTCTATCCTTATTTTAATTGCACTTATACTGATTGTCATGGGTCTCCAGCCTATGCTTGAGGATGCAAACAGGACCAACTCCGTCAAGGTGCTCAACTCAACCACCCAGGTTGTTATGGGAATCTTCCTCATAATGTACTGGAACAGCATTGTCCCCTAGAAGCACAGCCACCTCTTCTTCTTCACAGGCTCTTCCATGAATTTTGAAACAGAATTGATAAGACCAGAGTCAATAAACTTTTCAATCTCAAACTTGAGTTCTTGAGAAACATCAGGATCGTTTGAAATCATAAGCATAGCTTTTATTAAATTTTCTTCAGACTGCTCATAAGAAATGATAGCCTGGACGAGATGGAAAACTGTATCAAATTGTTTAGACTTTATAGAATTTACGATACGTTGAACAATAATATTACTTGTCGTATCGAGAACTACAGAAACATTTGAGCCAGGCATCAGGGCAGAAACAGCTTTGACGAGCCCAGGACCTGTTACGGTGATATCAGTAACAAGAGCGTCCATTTTTATATTTGTACATTATAAATGCCAGCATCTGACACAGCTTTTTTAATACTATTTGTTCTGTTATTTGGTGCGCTCACAGTGACCAACTTTCTTCAGGCTCAAACAGATAAACAAACTCCCTACCAAAACTATTTTGGTTTAATTTATTTGATAGCATTTATATTCCTCTTATTTTCTGGATGGTCTCAACTATCTTAAAAGAAATATGCGTAGAATCAAATAATGGGATTTCTTCATCTTATTGGACACATAGAAGGTGTATGGATTTCCAAAAGTGAACATCTCGAAAGAATAATGACTCGAATCGCTGAAAGGTGTGGGTTCACTGTAGTGTCCCAAGCTTTTCATCAATTTGAACCTCACGGAGCAACAGGTGTTCTCGTCCTCTCCGAGAGCCACTTTAGTGCTCATACGTATCCAGAACTCAATAGAATATATTTAGATGTATTTTGCTGTAGCCCAAGCTTCAAACCTGAAGAATGCGCTAAAATCATAGAAAAGGAGTTTTCATCACTCAGTGCTTCTTGGAAAGTAATTTCCAGGTGATGAGACCCCCAACAAGTAGAGTCCACCCTGCAAGGTGATCAAGCTTATCCATTGCTTCAATTTTATCAGGTGGGAGCTCGTTAAAAGCTTCCTTATAACCAGGAGGTTTGAATGGCAGCCAAATATACCGTCCGAAAGGAATTATGGTTGGCTGCAGTTTATCCTTGCAATCATAGGTATAATCATACCACGCGAGTGCTATATATGGAAACCAGAGAAGGAAGGCGAGAACCCAAAAGTTCTTGTGAGGAAGGTACCAATATCCTGACGCAAGAACTGCTGTGAATATGATGCATTTTATGTTAAAATGGAAAGGTCGTCCAGGGAAGAAACCTCCAGCCATTCTTAATCTTAGTTACTATTTCAATCTCAGGGACATGGAACGTCCTTGGGACCGAAGTCCGGGCTTGAGCCCTATTTTTAATTTTAATATAAAATTGATAGTGCGGGAGTAACAACGAGTTGTTACTCTAGTTGGAGAAGGCAAGACCACCCATGCCAGACTGGATGCGCAGGATATTGTAGTTCACTGCGAACATCTTCTGCAGGGGCGTGGTGTAGCCGCTCTTCATGTTGATAGCCACCTGGGCGTTATCAATGCGAGAGAAGTTGCAGGTGCCAGTGGGCTGGTGCTCCTCTGGCTGCAGGGCGAAGGAATACACGTAGATGCCGGGGTAAGGGGTGCCGGTGTGGTACACGAATGGCTGGTACTGGTTGAAGTACTTGCCGGTCTGCTCCTTGAAGCGATCCTGTCCGTTCAGCACCAGCTTGAAGTTGTACAGAGGACCCACCTCCACCATGGGAATGCCGCCAGCAATGGTACCGGCAGCCTGGGTGGAAACAACGTAGTTGTTGGCAGTACCCTCCTCAATCCAGTACAGGTTAGAGGTGTAGGAGGCGACACCTACAGCGGTTGCCGTGCCGTTCACTAGAATATTGGAGAACAGGCGGGGAGCACCGGCGGCATGGGGCAGCACACCTGGGGTGTACAGAGGGCTGGAGGCGCACGTCACGTTCACGTTGGCGCAAGAGGTGGAGAAGTTCCACAGGCTGTTGTAGGCAGTGGAGGTGGTGTTGGTATAGCACCAGATCAGCTCCTTCACTGGGTGGTTGAAGGACAGACGGATGGTCTGGGGACCGGGGTTGCCGGATGCAGTCACGGAGTCACCTCCAGTGTGCTGGACCTGCTCAATCAGGTACTCGTGACCCTTCTGGGCGAAGCGGCGGCGCTCCTCCGTGTCAAGGTACACGTAGTTAGCCCACACCTCGAACACCTGGGCAGAGGAGCCGAAGTAGTTGGTGAAATAGGCAGTCAGGTCGAAATCCAGGCGAACCTCGTGGTACTGCAGGGCAATCAGGGGCAGGTAAAGACCGGGGTTGCGGTTGAAGAAGAACAGCAGAGGCAGATAGACGCTGTTCACGTTGGTGGAATCAGCGACTGGGCTGGAGCTGGATGCCAGCTTGCCATAGTTGATCTTGTCCGACTCACCCAGGAAGCACTCGGCATACAGACGGAACCAGGTCTGGTAGTGCTTGTCAATGCGCTGACCACCGATGGTAAGCTCAATTGCGGCAATGGCACGCTCAGCCACCCAGCACATATCGATGCTGGCATTGGTAGACGTCAGGTTAGAGCTGTTCAGCTGCGTGGGCTGCAGACGGACATACATGTTGCCGACCAGGTCGCCGTTGCGGGCAATGGTCACGGACACACGTCCGGAGTTGGAAGGAGTACCGTTCACAGTCTGCTGGATGTTCTCCATAGCAAAGTTGGTGTGACGCTTGTACACTGCCTGGAAGAAGGTAACCTTGGGCTGCCCAGTCAGATACACATCCTGAGCGCCATAAGCAACGAGCTGCATAAGTCCACCGGCCATTTTGTACTATATCCCAAGAAAAAAATTTAGTTGGCAAATGCGAGACCTCCCATTCCAGATGCAATCCGCAAAATGTTGTAATTTACTGCGAACATTTGCTGGACGAGACCAGATGGCATACCAGTCTTCAGGCTGACAGCCACCTGTGCCATGTCTATACGACTAAAGTTACAAGAACCGCTCGGCTGGAGCTCCTCGGGCTTTATGGCAAATGAGTAAATATAGATTCCTGGGTAAGGATGACCGGTGTGATACTGGTAAGGCTGGTACTGATTGTACCACTTTCCGTACTGCTCATAGGCACGATCTGTGCCGTTCAGGATAAACTTGAGCTTGTGAAGAGGACCCACCTCCTGCCCGTAGGTAACATTAGCTGTGCCATACTGGGGTAGACCTGCCTCGACCCAGAGAACGTTGCCCACAAGCACATTGGACTGAGCAAAAATAGTTCCGTTCAGACCTACTCCACCAGCTCCATAACTGTACAATGGAGCAGAAAGAGGAGAAGGAGCAAAGAGAAGTGGAGAACCCGTGGACTGTGGAGCGATAACTGAACCTGCAGATGCAATCTTTGCTGGATCAATAGTCACATTGACGTTTGAAACGTTGGAGGAGAAATTCCACATGGAATTTGGGTTCGAAATTGGTGACTGATTCTGGTAGACCCAAATGAGTTCCTTGACTGGGTGATTATACTGCATGCGAATGACACTTGGGTTGTTCTCGGAAGATGTACCTACTGGGTCACCGTTCACGTGCTGGACCTGCTCAATCAGATACTCCTGATTCTTGGTAGCGAACTTGTCACGCTCCTCCTTCTCCAGATACATATAGTTTGCCCAGACAGCTGGAACATTGGAACCAAAGTAATTGGCATAATAAGCACTAATGGTGAAATCGATACGCACCTCATGGTACTGGAGAGCAATCAGGGGGAGATAGAGACCTGGGTTACGGTTGAACCAGAAAATGAGTGGGAGATACACATAACCAGTTGAGGTCTGATTCACGTTATTGGGAACTGGAAGAGATGTGAGCTTTCCGTAATTCTGCTTCTTGGACTCTGACAGGAAAACCTCTGCATACAGACGAAACCAAAGCTGATAGTGCTTATCAATCGACTGACCACCGATAAAGACCTCTACCGAGCTGAAAGCACGCTCGGCGACCCAGTTCATATCTGCTACAATATTGTTCGATGTGAGCTGTCCTGCTGAGGCGGTTGTAGGCTGGAGGACAACCCACATGTCACCAATCAGGTCGCCAGTGCGAGCAAGTGTCACTGACACCAGACCACCGGGATTGGGAATTCCAGACAGAGTCTGGGGAATTGCCTCAATGGCGAAATTGGTGTGACGCTTGTAGACGGACTGGAAAAATGTGACAGTTGGCTTGCCAGTCAGGTACACATCCTGGGCACCATACGCGACGAGTTGAAGCAGAGCTCCTCCAGGCATTTTAGTATTACTCGCGATTTTAATTGAGACCTATTTTCTACATCAATAGTACAATGTCTCAGCGCCGTTCACTGCCCCCAAAGACCCCAGTTCCACCCCCAGTTGAGGAGGATGAGGAAGATTTCGACGAGGAGGACTTCGAGGATGGTCCAGATATGCTCGAGGCACTCGCAAGTCTACTTGCTACAGAGGATGGTGAGACAATCGCAACTCTCCTGTCTGGCACAAAGGATGCAACCGAGAAGATTGCCCTCCAACTCGAAATGCAGAACAAAATCCTGGTGAAGATTCTAACTGAACTCAAATCCTCGAAGATTGTGGTTCCATCTGCCCCGGAGTCAAATGAGCCTTAAAAAACTCTCGCGTTAGAATATTAATGGCAACTCGCAAGGTTCATACAATTCAAAAAGATGTAACACCCGAGCACGAAGAAGAGATTCGAATCGCAAACCAGACAAATGAGGTGAGTTCATGGACAATTCAGGACCTTGAGACAGCAATCTCAAAAGCTGAGAAGGATGCTGGATTTGATATTCGTTCAAACACACTCGCTTCTGAAAAGATGTGGGCATTTGTTCTCTTTCCGGATAATCAGGAGAGGGACACTGATAATTATCCTATTAATTATGAGCACGAGTCTATCAAGATTCGGAAGGATCGGTTTATTAACAGCTGCAGGACTCTTCTGACTCGCATAGAGTCTCTTGATGCAAACAAAACACCAAGCAAGGACATTAATGGAGACGAATTTACTCTCGAGTTTCGAGTCCGCAGACTTCTTGTGGACCGTAAGGAGATGTTCGAACAATATCGCATTTGGGAACGCCGGCACAACAGAATCAATAACCCGACTCTCGCGATCGATAACACGGACACGAGTCTAAAGGATGACGAGGATATGAGCTCGTATCAAAAAGTTCTCTTGTATCTTTTGACCAAAGCGTATGATGAGGGGTATCGTCGTTACAAGGGGCAGTGCTGCATTCAGATTCGTAACACTCGAGCGTGGCGAATCGTCAAGGAGATCAAGGACTTTGTGTATGATGTGACCCAGAAGGAGGATGAGCCGGACATGTGGAAGAATCTCACGAGTCGAGGAAACTTGGTTTCGGATGTTGTGAAGCACTTGTCAAATTGTAAAGATTTTCAGTTTCCAGAGATTAAGAAGGACCGTCACGTGTGGTCATTTCAGAATGGATTGCTTATTGGCAAGGACTGGGACGGAGAAAAGTACAATATTAAGTTTTATGATTACAAGTCCCAGGAGTTTCGTGAGCTTGATCCAACCATAGTCTCTTGCAAGTACTTTGATCTCCCGTTTAGTCCATTTGATGATGTGCAAGATTGGTGGAACATTCCAACTCCTAATATCCAAAAGGTTCTCGAGTATCAAAAGCTCGATGAGGATGTTTCCAAGTGGGTATACGTTTTCATGGGTCGTCTATGTTTTGATGTGAATGAGATTGATAGCTGGCAGGTTATTCCCTTTCTCAAGGGTATCGCACGCTCTGGAAAGTCGACCCTCATCACCAAGGTGTGTCGCAAGTTTTACGAGACGGAGGATGTTGCTGTTCTGTCGAACAATATCGAAAAGAAGTTTGGACTTTCGAGCATTGTCAACGGGTTCATGTTTATTAGTCCAGAGGTCAAGGGGGATCTTCAGCTTGAACAGGCAGAGTTCCAGTCTATGGTGTCTGGGGAGGATGTATCCATTGCACGCAAGTTTGACACGGCTCTGACCTTGCAATGGAAGACTCCTGGCATTTTGGGAGGGAATGAGGTTCCAAACTGGAAGGATAATTCTGGATCCATCTTGCGTCGTTTGATAACCATCAATTTTGGGAGACAAATTGCTGACAATGAGGCTGACCCTCTTCTCGAGAAGAAGCTCGATGCAGAGATTCCTATAATTTTGTGCAAGTGTCTGCGCGCCTATCTGGACTATGCGAACAAGTACAGTGACAAAGACATTTGGAACGTTTTGCCCAAGTATTTCAAGACGATCCAGAGTCAAGTGGCTACAGTCACCAACCCGCTTCAGCACTTCCTGTCTTCAGAGAAGGTACGGTTTGGTCCAAACTTCTTCATCCCGCAGAAGGTGTTCATCGCACACTATTATCAGCACACCAGTCAGAATGGTCTCGGAGAGAAACCCAAGTTCAACCAAGACAGTTATGCAGGTCCTTTCAGCTCTCGGGAAATCGAGGTCAGGACAGACTCGAAGATTTACAATGGAACGACATATGCGACACAGCCGTTCATCTTCGGTGTGGATTTGATAGCAACCGAAAATTAAAATATCTAAAAATAGAAGAATGGTGTCTGCATCACCAAGAACAAAATCAGCCGCCGCCCGAAAGATTCAAGCAGCTTTTCGGCGGAAGCGCGTTTTTATTAACAACTCTGGGATCATGACCAAGGGGTCTGTCGATTCAGCAAAAGTCAGGGCGCGTCTAGAACGCGAGCTTAGTGCGCGTAAGGCTAAAAATGCCGAGATGCGAGCAAAACCATACGTTCCAGAACTGAATGAAATGATGTCACGTATTGCAGGAAGACCAATTTATAAGCCGAATTATAGAAATTTCTGGATGAATGAAAATAACACAGTAACAAATGCAAATGTTATACGTGTAATGCAAAAAGAGGCGGTTATTCCAAAGAGTTCTGGTATTCGCTTTTCGAAAACAAAGATTATTTCCTTCATGGCTTCAATTAATAAAGCTATTGATATTCCAGGGATACTCTCAAAACCAGCTCCAGGGTTCCAGCAAGTTACAGGATACACTCACGTGTCCAAAGGTTCAAAACCACAAGTGCAATACCTTCAAGGAGAGTGGCATGGGAAAACTACAGGTATCAAGTACATTTTTGCCAAGCGAGCGAGTGTTACTCTGAGGCTATCACGCGAGGGAATAATAATTTACGGAAATGATAAAACCAGGATAAAGCTAGTTGTTCAAAGGTGTATAATGAATGGGTGGCTCAAGGAGGCAAACACACCTGTGGAGTTCAAGTACCTGAATGGAACATTCAAGGTGAACAAAAAGATGAACCTTGATTTACTTAATAGGTTTCTTTATTCTTCACCACTCATTGAAGGAAAGCCATCCTTTCGGTCTGGAGGTAAACAGGTAATTCGAGTACCCAAGGAGACTGCAAGCAGTCCAAGCAGTTCCTCTTCTGCAAACTCTCAAAATTTAGAGAAAATGCTGAATGAGGTGTACGAAATGATGCACCCAAATGCCGGGCGATCGCCATCACCAGAGTATGGTATAAATCAGGGATACAATTTCGAACCAGGGTATAATTATCAAGGTGAAGAGATGAATCACGGTTCTTCAAACTGGAAAATTAGGCAGCAGCTTCGTCGAAAGGCGAAAGATTTAGAGGCTAAACTTGGAGGATACTCTTCACCTCCAAAACCCAAATCTCCTGTTCTACCAAATAACAGTGGAAATCTTCATGTTACTGTAAATTTTGGAGAGTACAAAAATCAGGGAAAGCTTGTCGAGCAGAAGAAAAAACCAAGAAAGGCACGGGAGGTGAAAACATTCAAGTCTCTCGTATTCACAATGAAGGAGCCAAAATTCACCTTTATAGTATTTGAGAATGGTACAGTGAATTTTGCAGGTCTCAAGGTGGAAAATCTTGAACTCCCCAAGGAAATATTCAAAAAGTTTTTTGCAGTTGTTGGGAGTGCAAATACCATTTTTGGAAACTATGTTTCTAAAAAGGGCAAGACGAATTCTGAACGACTTGCAGAGAGATATAGGCTCATGGCGGATGGTGACTGGTCAAGGGTGAACACTGTAAGGGTCCCACCTGGTTACTATATTCGCCCGGGAGCGAATGGGAAGCCGCGCCTTTACCCATATGTCAAGTTCCTTGAAGGAGGAGTCATGAATAAATTTATGAACTTAAAGGCGGTTGCTCCAAAGGTGCGTAAGGCGTTTAACAATGCTGGAAAGCCTATTCCCCGTGTGACACTCAATGCGTTCCGTAGGGCAGGTCACCCTTTGAACGCCGCCCCAGCACCCAACAAGAAGGTTTATGCCAAGAAGAACATCTCAGAAAGGCGTGCAAACTGGAACGCAGTGAAGCAAGGTCATTATGTGCTCCCAGGACCTGGGAAGCAACCTGTATTTAAAGCAATTCCCAAAGTTATAGGGAAGGCGAAGAACACGGTGATCAAAAAGTACAAGGAGGCGGGAATAAATATCCCTAAATCTGTGCGAAACCTGTTTGGGATCCCTGCGAATGTTGTGACAGCTGGCAACAAGACACACGTGTTTTCGCGAGCGAACGGGGAACTCAAGATTAACGGGAAGCAGGCGAAACGCTTCAAGGAGGCTGAGCTCCTTGCAATTGCGCGCAATCTAAAAATAACTGGGGCGACAAATAAGACGAGTAAGAAGAATTTACTTGATTTATTAAACAAGCACAATAAGAAGCCTGCTTCACGCCAGGCAAGTCCTAATGAAGAGTGGGAGAATGTGCTCTGAGGATCTCAAGGGAGTCCCTGCGGGACTCTTGGTCTCATACACACTTCAGCAAATCGAACACCTTGTAGATAATATTGAATAGTTCATCCTTGGATTGAATCTTTCCTGGATCAATAATCTCCATCTCTACCTGATAGCTTGTATCCTCATCGCAGTCCTTGTCATCTGGGTCCCCTTTGATGATAGTCAAGTCAATTGAGAGGTTCTTACG